ATTCCAGACATATCAAAATCTCCTGTCTGTGTCTGTGTCGCTGATTTCATGCTTTCGCAATCGTCAGGCCGGATACGCATCCGACTATCAGCAGGGTGGTAGGGGCAACAATTGCCGCCCCTACCAGTTTTTTTACACGCTCCAAGGTGCATCGTCAGGATCACCATCACCCTGCCGCACAGGGTTGTTCTCTTCTGGCTGGCTGTCTTCTGCCGGTGGTGTCCAGTCTTGTCCCGCCAGCAGGGCTGACCATTCATCCAGATTTACATGCGTATTCAAAACCTGATGCATGGTCTCTTGATCGACAGGCTCCAGTGCATTGCCAATGACAATGTCTGCCGCCTCAACAGGATCGATGCCATCCAACATGAGCAGTGTCATGTTGATGCTCTCGCGCAGCGACACAGTGAGGGTTGGGGCCTCACCCCTGTCGTGCGCCTTCCGGCATTCAGACATGAATTTCACTACGGCCTTACAGAACGGCTTAGGTGCGCCTGTCTGTGCAGACAGCACTTTTGTTTCCTGTTCGGCAGATGGATATCCCACCCTGATCTTTGCAGCCATCCGGGACAGCAGCGAATTATTCATCTGCTTGGTCCCGGCGTAGAGGCCGGTAGCATCACCCCTGCCGTTGGTATTGTCGGCAAGCACGATCTGTACACCTTCCGCAACTTTGATCCGCTCACCTGTCTGAGGCACAACGAATTCCCGGTCTTGCAAAACGCCATTCAGGGCCAGCATCACGTCTGCACGTCCAGCAGACGGCTCATCAATCAGAATGACGGCATAAGGCTGGCGGCAAGCCTTGAGGAACAAGCCGTCTTGCCAATAGGTGGTGCCGCCCCTTGCAGCCATGCTGCCAAAGAATTCATCCACCGTGGTGTCATCGCTGATTGCCATTGGCCAGAATGACCGGCCTGTCATGCCAGCCCAGTAACGGGGCCAACTAGATTTTCCGGTCCCCGCTGGCCCAAACAGAAAGACATGACCGGCAACCTGTCTGGACATGCATGACAGAAAGGCTTTTGCCAGTTTAGGGTCCGGCACGTAGTTGGGATCAACTGCTGGTGACGTGATGTCGTTGAACACCGGAATATCACGTTTGTCATCAATCCCCTTGAAGACAGTTTTTGCGGGGATCGTGTGGGTCTGCTGCACATCACGCACGTCATCTGACGGGTCCGGTACATCAACCACTGTCTGACCAGCCACCGGCATGGCCACCACGTTGTCTGTTGGGCGCGTGGCCAGTTTATTCAGCAGATCAGTCTTTTCTGTCAACAGGTCCAGAACAGATTGACGCAGGTCCATGATGGGCTGCTGCATCACAGCATCTGTTTTTGTCTCCAATGACGCCTCTGTGTCAGCCGTCCAGTCTGTCACAGGTTGTGATTTGGCGATTGGTTGGAGACGTGGTTTTGTCTCCAAGCGTGACCGGGGTGGCTTGATCTCTGCCGGGGTGCTGTACTCATTGAGATCGATGCCCAGTCTCTGTGCGGCATCAATAAACTCAGCTTTGGACGCAGTGTGTGTCTGAAATCCAGCCGGTACTTTTGTTGGCTCTTCCTTCATCCGCAACCGAATTTCAGTGAGCAAAGCAGAACGCTGCTTAGATGTGAATTTGATATCCATGTTAAAATCTCCCGATCTAAAATGTGAAACCGACAAAGACAGTCTTGTCGGCCTTGATGAAAATCTCGCTGTTCATATCGTCCCATTTGCTGCATGAGAAATCGGCAGCATGGGTTTTGGTTTTACGATTACGGTGATTGATCACGTAAACCGCTTTTGCATCCGGTGACCGCTTGATCAGGTCACCCGGTCCAAGGTTGTCAATCACCACGGGGTGCATGGCGTCACCGTCTTTTGAATAAACTGTCTGTGTCATTGTCTGTGTTCTCCAGTCTGTGTCTGTGTCTGTGTGGGTCTACCACGACGCTGCTGCGTTTCTGCCCGGACCAATGGGCGTCATCAGGTGGCAAGCTGGGGCCAGCGCATGGCCAGCCCCTGCATGATGTTTGTTTTGGCATGGTCTGCTCTGAACCGGCAGATTACCCAGCGCGGGGCTGGTCAGTCTCAGGGAGTGTTTAGCGCATCGCCCAAGGGCATGGGGTCAAAGCGGTGATCACGTGTCCCGTTTCGGTGTTTGTGGTGGGTGGCCAACCCGTGGGCTTGTCTGCCCTGCCTCTGGATGTCTAGCCTGTCGTCTCCCGTCTGGTTGCATTTCGGCCAGTCCGCACTAGCCGTCACAACCTTTATTGCACAGTCAACAACCCCAAACAAGAAAATAATGATGTTTGGTGCATGTCAGTGATGTCTGGTGTCTGTCATGCACCTGACCGGCAGGGTTACCCATATGCCGTTGGCCCCACTCGCGTGGGCCATGACCCCCGTCTGGACGGCCACAGTCGGCCATTCTGACCCCCTGACAGCCCAATAGCGGGTCAGACAGCGGCAAGACAGTCAGACAGACGGTGGCGGTGTCCCATGGGGTGTCCCCTGTCTGGGTGTGACCCCCGGCAACACCCGGTGTGTCTCAGTTTATCGGCACCGCGCACCGGTCTGACAGACCGTTGCATTGACAAATCGATGCCCCCGGCCCACCCCAGCAAAAGACACTCTGCCACCCCCGGTTTGGTTCCATAAAAATGGTCGCGCGCGTGTGAACCCCGTGCATGAGTTTTTGAGGGGTTGGAAACTTTACTTGAAAAAGACACGATATTTTTTTATTTTATTATAATGTTGATAGGGGTCTGGAATTTATGGCTAGAAGAGTAGACAAGCCGGTGCCAAAACACTTGCGAAACGCTGTTGCGCTGGAGCAAGAACTATCCGTTATCGAAAAAGAAGATATGATGCTGCAACATCCCAGCTTTCTTGGGAGCCAGCGGCAGTTCATTGACAAAATCTACCAGCACCTACCCCAAGTAGCGGACAAACTAATCAACTTTATCGCTGCTTCACCGGAGCGCGTGTATGGTTCTAACGGCACAGTGCAGCTAATGCTGCCCGAAGACGTGGCTCTGACTGACGGTCAGCTACAATTGTTTAAGCTGATCCTTCAAAAGGGTCTTCCCAATCAAGCACCGGTCAATATGCAGGGCGAACAGAACCCCCTCGCCTCTGGAAAGGTCAATATTACCATCAATCAGACCGGCCCATCTGTTGATTTGGAGAACATCACATCGCCTGTGGACGGGGTAAGACGTGGACAAGCCGAGAAAGTAAACACAATTTCCTTTAACAGGCCGGAACTCATAGAACACGATGACAACTGAAATCACCTTTGAGGCCCACCACTCACAACAGCTAGTTTTGGAAGACCCTCACAGGTTCATCACGATGGTCTGTGGACGCCGTTGGGGTAAAGACCACTTGGCATCCATAAAAATCCTGTCACATAGCTTGACTCACAAGAGTACACGCGGCGGCAAGATGTATGCGTGGCTCAACCCTGTCTATAATCCGCAAGGCAAAGAGAGTTTTCGCGTATTTCGTGCGTTTGCTGAGAGCGGTGGGCTGGTCAAGAAGGTAGTTGAGACACCTCCGATGGAAGTACGCCTGATAAATGGCGATAAAGTTACTTTCTTTTCTGCTGATCAGCCGGATAACCTTCGTGGTGGACAGTATGACGGGGTAATTCTAAACGAAGCCGGGTTTATCTCTGATTTAGATGAAGTTTGGTCCGGCCCCGTTGCTGCTATGCTCCTTGACCGTGCTGGTTGGGCATGGATTATGGGAACACCGAAGGGCAAGAACGCCTTTCATAAATTTTTCCTACGTGGTCTGAAGCCAGAAACAGATGATGGCAAGCCAAATCCTTGGAAGAGCTACCGGTTTCCCACTAAGACTAACCCTTTCATACCCCCTGAAGAACTGGATCGGCTCAAGGAAGAGTTACCGGCTGACATGTTCAAGCAGGAGTTTGAGGCAGAGTTTCTCGACACGGGCGGTGCTGTGTTCCGAGGACTCGACATCATGCGTGTGCGTAGTGAGGGACTAGAGCTAGTGCCACAAGCCGACAACTGTAGGATTGGTATAGACGTTGCCAAGCACACGGACTTCACTTGTCTGGTAGCCATAGACAATAATAACAGTGTCATTGGTTTTGACAGGTTCAATCAATTGGACTGGTCTGTGATCAGTCAACGTATTGAATATTTTTGCTCCCGGTATAGGGGCAAGGTAGTGATGGACGCCTCTGGCGTGGGTGATCCTGTGTATGAGAACCTTGCTTCCAAAGGTTTGGTGATTGAACCCGTGAAGTTCACAAATGAAAAGAAAACACAGATGGTTCAGAATTTAATGTTGTTGATTGAGGAAGGTGTCTGCTCCATCCCGTTACCCGGTTCTTCACAAGACCCAAGCAAAGACACAGGAACCTTGTGGTCGGAGTTAGAAGCGTACACATACAACATCACGCCCACCGGTAGGATCAGGTATGAAGCACCGCGTGGCTTTCACGATGACTGTGTGACTGCTTTATTTCTTGCTTGCTCTGCCATGCCAATGATGATGGCTGCTGCTTTCCAAGAATATGACTTGAATGACGTGCGTGGTGTAGGTGAAATCTAGACATCACTAGCCATATATCTTATTTTATTGTAGTATTCTGTCTGTGTCTGTGTCTATAACAGAAGGCAGGATTTTTACATGAAAAAAATTAATTACAAAAAAGCCAAGCGACCCTCCGTCCGGCCAACCGGTCAGATGAAACAGGGCCTAAAGATAATGGCCAAAAGTGATCAGACCCATTTCGCCCCTCGCCGGAAACTAAAGGTATAAGCATGGTACATGATAACCGAGGCAAAGGCGATCAGTCTGGTATCGACTCACTTGTGGTCCCGACAGATACGCTTGCCGACAATGCCGCTACACAGCGCATGCAGGAAGCTGGACCCAATGACTTGGGACCAAAGGTCAACCCAGAAGAAGCTATAGAGAACGCCCGTAACGATATTAGAAGGGATATGATTAATGATGCGGTGGTTGCAGCAGAGTATGATCGTCTCTCAAATCCTGAAGAGCCTATGGTCCAATCTGTGGACGAAGTTAGATCAGGCATTGTGGTGGAGTCTTCGGAAGTACCACAGGGGGCTGATTATGTTGGCAGTGCTTTATCTGAGCGCGAAAACGCGGCTCAGTTCTTGGATCGCGAAACAGAGAAAAAATTAATAGACTTTGTTCACGCTCACTTTGATTTAAGTTACGAGCGTATGTCTAAGCGTTATGACTACTGGAAGGACGCAGAAGTCACGCATGACATGTACGTGCCAGCACGTGTTGTTGATGAGAGCAAGCGGCGTAGTAACCAGAAATACAACAGTGGCCGCATCATTGATCAAATAAAGACTCCTTATTCACGTTCTATCAGCGATACAATCTGTACCTACAACCTAGCTATCTTCGGTGGTTCACCGCCATTTAGGGTCGAGCCTA